ATGAATCTAGTAGTAGATCCAGTGGCATTCTTTGGTGCTGGTGGCTCAACAGGTGTAATGGGCGGATCTGGTGCTAGCGATACAGCAACAAACTTAGGTCTAGCCTATTTGTCCAAGTACAAGACTAAACTAGCTTTTGAAATTCACTTCCAAAGCGTAGCTAGTCCTACTACTGGCGCAAGTGGTGATGCCGCAACTGAGAATATCATTGTTCGCGGACAAGGATATATCACTGGATTAGAGCCAAGCATTACTGCTACAGCTCCAGTCTGGGTAACACCAATTAACATCATTGTTACTGGTGAATACATTTTCTCAGCAACCTAATAGTTGAATAGAAGACACGATAAGGGCATTTGATGCCCTTATTTTGTTTCCCTGGTTAAATACAAAGGAAGAAGATTTATGGACCTCTTAGACAACAAAAGAGATGAAGATTTACTGGATGCTCTGCTTCCAGAAATTGCCAAAGCACAAAATGAAATTCGTTGTGCTCGCAAAGATTTAGAAAAAGCAACCAATAGAATGAGTTTTATTTTATTGATTGTAAACAAACTGATTGATAGAAAAAGGATTGAAAGATGAAATTAAAAGACCTAGCAAGCAAGCCCAAACTAATACAGGTAATTCTCGATGATGAGGATACTGTTGCCTCTTATGGTGAATCACTTGAGTTTTACACTTATGATCGCCAACCAATCCAAACATTTATGAAACTGGCCAGTACACAAGGTACTGACAATGAAGCCATGTTGGAATTGGTACGCAAGATGATTCTTGATGAACAAGGCAAAGAAATTATTACTGAAGAAGTCAGTATTCCTGGACCAGTATTAATGAGGGCAATTACCAAGATTGTAGCAACCTTGGGAAAGTAGTAAACGAGGACCACGATTGGAATGAAAAAGATATCTTTCTAGTTTTAACCATAGATGGTTTGGCTACAAGATATCATTGTTTACCCAGCGAGGCCCTTGAGAGAGCGGACACATTCGATCTTTATGTTATGGATGTGGCTACAAAATATAGACGGTATCAACAAGACTTATCCGAAGGCAAGGCTGTTGGTGCTAAAAAACCTGACGAAGCAGAAATGTTGCGTATGGTAGAAAGAGCAAGGAGTTTTGCCGGTGGGAATGTCAGTAAGTCCAAATAATTTGATAGTAACTTTCAAACAGCTTGATCAAGCTATTGATGCTAGTATGCCTCAAATTTATCAAAAATTTTATCAATTAACTCCTATCAAAACCGGCAATGCTAGATCTAATACCAGTTTGAATGGTCGTACTATTCGCGGTACCTATCCATATGCTGGTGTATTAGATGCTGGGCGTGGTTTTAGAGATGGTCAGATGCGTGGATCTACGCAAGCTCCTAATGGTATGAGTCAACCCACTATTGATTATGCCAAACAAATAATACTTCAAAAACTTAAAAGTGTAGGAATTTAATATGGCCGGACCAAATGATCTAAATGTAAATTTAACCATAGATGCCAGTATCTTTCAGAAAGGCTTGGATGATGCGGTCAAACAATTAAATGAATTCAGTGCCAAAGTAAAAGCCGCGGGCGATAGTGTTAATACCACTATGGTCAATATTAAGAAAAGTACTGATCCAGTTTCAAAAGCATTTAGTGAATTAGGTTCTACCATAGCGGCAATTGGCATTGGAACTTTTATTGAAAGTGTAGTAGAAGGTGGTGCCAAAATGAGTCGTCTTGCTGAATCAGTAAGTATGACTACCGAAAGTGTGTTGGAATATTCAAGAGCCATGAGTTCAGTAGGTAAAGATACTAACACTCTTGTGACCAGTTTTGGATTCATGGAAAAAGCTGTTGAAGGTGCTATTCAAGGTAACACAAGATTAAGAGCTGACTTTTCCGCATTAGGCATAGCTGTTACTGATTTTAATAAATTAAGTGCCGAAGAAGTCTATGAAAAAATCGCTAGAGGTCTTGCCGCAATACAAGATCCAGCCAGACGAGCCCAAGCCGCTTATGATATTTTAGGTCGTAGTGTTAAAGGTGTTGATTGGGTCAAGTATGTTGCCGAATTAGATAGAACAAAAGGTACTATGGCAGAAGCTGCCAGAGGTGCCGATGCTGCCGCTTCTGCTCTTTCTAGTATGGCCAAATTTATGAATGATGTTAAAAATGAAATCTTAACCATTCTAAGTCCAATATTAATGTTAATCAGTTATTTTACCGGCATCAGTGATGAGATGGGTGCTGCCAAACTTGTTGGTATTGCTTTGGTAGCTGTGTTTACTGTATTAACTGGTTATGGCATAGTACAAGGATTCATGTTATTAAAAACAGCCATTCAAGGTGTTGTAGTCAGTATGTTGGCATTAGAAACTACAATGGCACCCATAATAGGATGGTTTATTGCTGCCGCTGCCGCTGCCGCTACAGTATATGCGGTATATCAACGATTGACTGGTCAAGTGGATTCATTATGGGATGGTTACAAAAAATTAGGAAATGAAATCAGTGAAGGTGTAGCATCAGGTTGGAAAAAATTAACAGATTATGTTAATCAAAATACTATTGCTTTAGATAAAAATAAACAAGCTAGTTTACCGATATCAACTGAAAAACCAGTTGATCCTAATGCCGCTCATATAGCTTCATTAAACACACAATTGGAATTAATGATTGCTAATAATAAAATTGCCAAAGAAAGATTAGAAAAAGAATTATCTTTGGTAAGTGCCAGTAATAGTTATAAAGCCGCTGAATTAGAAAAATTTGATAGTGAAAGCAAACATAAAACTGAACTTATAAGATTACAGGGCGAAATAAACAAATTAACTGCTGAACAAGGCAAACAAGGTGTTGATCATAGTAAAGAAATAGCTATTCTTGAAAAGATGAAAGATGAAGAAAATAAACGCTTTGCCGGAACAACTGGAATTAAAGGCGATATCGTAGCTGGCACTGAAGCCAGAAAAGAAGATATTGCTTTATTAAATCAACAAGCTCAATTTGAAGAACAGATTGCTGAAATAAAAAGAAAAACTGCTGAATTAACAATGACTTCTAGTCAAAAAGCTCAAGCAGAAGTTGATAAAGAAACTACCAAACGCATTGATGCTCAAAGAAAATTATTTCAAGAAGCTAATGGACCAAATTATAATGCGGATACTGATCCCAAATTCTTAAAACAAAAAGCAGAAATTGAAGATTGGGGTAGAACTCAAAAACAAGTTGTTGCGGAATCTGAAGTCCAGGCAAGAGATTGGGCAACTGGGTGGAATGAAGCATTTGTCAAATATAAAGATGATGCTACCAATGCTTCATTAACATCCAAAAAATTATTCGATGATAGTACCAAAGGCATGGAAGATGCCATTGTTAATTTTGCCAAAACAGGTAAATTGAGTTTTGATACCTTGCTACAAAACATTGCCGAAGATATTTTGCGTAGTCAAATTAAACAATTATTTGCTGGACTGTTTACAGGCATTGGTAATGGTGGTGTATATGGCGGTAGCGCCGGCTCTGGCACAGCTCAAGGCGGAATATTCAGTGGTCTAGGCAAACTGTTAGGATTTGCTGATGGTGGAACTATTCCTACCAATGCTCCAGTTCTAGTAGGTGAGCGCGGACCTGAGCTTATCAGTGGCGCACAAGGAATGACAGTTACTCCAAATAATCAATTAGGTAATGGTGGCGGAATGACCAATGTGACCTATAACATCAATGCTACCGATGCTAGAAGTTTCCAACAAATGATTGCCCAGGATCCAAGTTTCTTGTATGCGGTGACCTTGCGTGGACAAAACATGATACCTGGCGCGGCCGGAGGATTATAAAATGAGTTTTCAATGGATTATAGATAACGCACAAGATGTACAGATCAACAAGCGTGGTGTTGTGGCCACAACCATAGCCCGCGACCAAACTGTGCGTAGTGTTAGTCGTGCTGGTATCGTTTGGCGCTTTACAGTTACCCCAGCAACAGGATTGAGATACAATGATCCCAGTATTAGAGGTTATATCGAAACAATAGATAATTTAGATAGATTCACAGCGTTCACAGCCAGTTTTAGTCATTTGAATTTGTTTCCTTATCAAGATACAACTCCACCAACCAGCATTACAGTTACACAAGGATCAAACACAGCAACTATCAACAGTGGCACATTGATTAGT